GAAGTTGAATTTTATAAAACAGAACATGAACTTCTTACAAGATTTTATCAGAAATATTCTGAAATAAATCCTACAATATTAAGTGGGTGGAATATTGAGTTCTTTGATATTCCTTATTTATATAATAGGACAGTAAAAGTAATGGGATTAGATGTTGCGGATATGTTATCACCTATTCGTGATGTTTATTACAATGAATATAAAAAGAAAAATACCCTACTAAATTACTCGGATATGATAAATCAGTTTATAAACAAACCACATCTTTGTCCTAAATTTAAAGTTATGTTTGTTGACGAAGCACAAGATCTATCTCCATTACAATGGAAGATGTACGATCTTTTAAAATCAAATTCGGATGATGTTTATTTAGCTGGAGATGATGATCAAGCTATTTATACTTGGGCTGGTGCAGACGTAAATAGATTTATTAATGAACCTGCTAAGGAAAGAATTTTATCTAGATCTAGGCGTATACCTAAAAAAGTTCAAGAACTTTCTTCCATTGTGATAAGTCGCATTCGTGGATTAAGAGCGACGAAACATTATAAAGCAAGAGATGAAGAGGGTAAAGTAGAAAAGATAAATAGTTTAGATAACTTAGATTTATTATCTGATAATTGGTTAATATTAACTAGAACTTTAAATAGATGTGAAGAGATATGTAAAATTTTAAAAGATAAAGGAATTTATTTTGAAACTAAAAAAGGTAAAAGTTATAATGTTAAATTATACAAAGCTATCTTAACTCATATGCAATACGTTAACGGTGGAGAGATAACAGAGATCTCGATGAAAGATCTGTTGGACTTTGCTGATGAAGAAGATTTACAAGATAAAAATTTAAAGTGGTATGAAGTATTTAGTAAAGGTAATATTTTGGAACGGAATTATATACGATTAATGTTATCAAATAAAGAAAAACTTAATCAAGAACCGAGGATCAAAGTTTCTACAATACACGCAGCTAAAGGTGGAGAAGCAGATAATGTTATTTTAGTTTTGGATAATGCCAATAAAATACGAAAAGCTGTTATGAGAAATATAATAAAAAGTGACGAAGAACACAGAGTATGGTATGTAGGAACAACAAGAGCAAAAAGAAATATTTATTTATTGAGAGCTAAAATAGAAAGGAAAGGATATCAATTATGACGGATCCAAACGACATGGCAAAAGCATTTCCACAATCAAGGCAGGTAGGTGGAAATCACTATAAACGTTTTCACATTCAGCCATACGAATTTATTTCAAAAAATAATCTTTCGTTCTTCCAAGGTTGTGTTGTAAAATATGTTTGTAGGTATTTACACAAAGACAAAATTAAAGATCTAGAAAAAATAATTCATTACTGTGAATTAGAAATATTAAAACTAAAAGATAAAAAATGAAACTACTAGATTTATTTAGTGGTATTGGTGGATTTAGCTATGGTTTAGAAAAGTTAGGATTTAAAACAACGGCCTTTTGCGAAATGGATAAATATTGCAAATTGGTGCTGCAAAAACATTGGAAAGGAGTTAAGATATATAATGACGTTAAAGAAATCACAAAAGAGAGACTTGAATCAGATGGAATTGAATCTCCAGATATCATCACAGGAGGCTTCCCATGCCAACCGTTCTCGGTCGCAGGCAAACAAAAAGGAACGAGTGACAACAGACATCTCTGGCCTGAAATGTTTCGAATCATCCAAGAGTTTAAGCCGAGGTGGGTTATTGGAGAAAATGTGCCAGGAATTATTAACATCCAAGACGGCGTGGTCTTCGAAACTGTGTGCAC